AAGAGGACTCATTTTAGAAACTTTAGGTGAGATAGCTGAAATATCTAAAGGTTGTTGTAATTCAGAAACAGTAAAATCTGCAATTGTTTCACCAAACGGTTTTAAAAATTCTGCAGGTGTACCTGGAGCATAAGTTCCAGCTTGATAATTTTTTCTAGCTACATTCATTATAGACATTACGCTTGACCCTCATACATTTTCATCATTGAATACATTTTTCTAGCTCCTTCTTTTACATCGCCGTTACCGGCACCTCTTACAGCATCTGCTGTAAATACAAATTCATTATTTGATAACATTGCAGGAATATCATCTGCTTTTTCTTTTATACCTATTGGTGGTACAAAACCACCATTTTCTCTATAATCAATTTCTCTAACCCCTTGTGGATTAGTTCTAATATTTAAACCAGTAATTCCAGTTCCATCTTGTTGAACAGTTCTATTACTCACTGTCATACCTTTTAAACCTTCACCTGTTCTATATTGTTTATATTTTTCTTCTTCTTTTCTTCTATAATCTTCATATTGTCTTTGAAGTTCTTCATTAACTCTTTTTTGATCTCTGTAACTTAAATAACCACCAGCAAGACTTGCAATACCTTCTGGTGATAATAAAGCTTCTAATATACTTTGTGTTGTAGTTTTCTTTTCTTTGTCTTCACCACTTGTTTTTTTATCTACGTAACCTTTAGCTAAATTTTCAAAAGCTTTAAGGTAATTATTTCCACTTGTTTCTGTGCCATAGTCTGGCATTCCATAAGCAGGAAAACCTTTACCACCCCCTGACATACTATACATTTGTAAACCAGTATCTAAAAGTTCATTACCGGTACCACCACCCATAGTTTGGATGCTCGCCGCTAGCTGCGGGTTGCCAGATGCTAAAGCTGCTAGAGATGCTAAATCTTTTACGTCAACTTTTTCAGCAACACTACCTACAAAGTCTCCAACTTTATCTGCTGCACTTCCTAAAAAATCTCCAACAGAATCAACAATGTCACCTAAAAAATAACCTTGTCTAGGCACCGCATTTGTAATTCCGCCACCTCTACGTAATTGTCTGTACATTTGAGATCTAGTTATTGTCATAGTTTTTTGTCAATATACTTTAATTTATATGTTTTTACAATATTATTTAGAGTCAGAAGCAGCCCCTAATGGAGGCATTGCAGCAACTTTTATCTTTAAAGATCTTGTTACATGCTCTTTTTGAGTAGCTGTATTTGGATCTTTAATATCATTTTCTGCTTCTTCATCTGAATTATATTCTTGATTTGTCTGTGTATTTCTCAATACTACTTCAGTTTCACATTTAACAACCGGTACTTTTTTACCATTTATGATTGTGTAATTTACTTCTGCTTCTTCTTTAAACGCCATATTATCTCCTATGATACTTCACTGTCAGCAATATAAACTCTACTAACTTCTAGTAAAGCTGCTGTTCCACTTATACCAGATGAATCAGTAGTTTCAATCCTTAACTCATCAGATTCTTCTAATACTACAGAGCCTTTTAATAGGTTACATATTGTAGGACCTGTTATCTCGGCATGAGCTATTAAATATTGTGTAGTTGCAGAACTATCATAAATATAGACTTTTACTGTCTTATTCCCGCCAGTGTTTGTTAATTGTATAGTTTGAAATATAGCTCTAGCTTCTGTTGGACAAGTAAATATTGTTTCTGGAAGACCTATAGATACCGGTGCATAGAATGCGTTTTTATATACGTTTGCCATTAATTATCTATGAGTATTAACTCAAATCCTCCTGATGCTGAAGATGTAGAACTTGAAATTGCTTGTAATTCTATATCTGTTTTTTCTGTAATTTTAGTTATAGCCTTTTTAGGAAAGTATGTAAAACCTCCTCTAATATTTAAATATTCTTTTGTTTGAAAAGCAGAATTAGCAATTGTGTTATCTCTAGTTTTTAATTTACAAGTTTGTTCTTGATCTTTACCTGATCCAAAATTCATCGCTACAACATATCCTGTTTTACCAGCAGGTATTGTATATACTGCCATTAGTGTTTGACCATTTCCTGCTGTTATAGTTGCAGCAACATCAGATCCACCTGTATAGGTTACAGATATATTTCCAACATTATTTCCAGATGTCCCTGCTGTTTCAACAGACATTCTAAATACTCTTAAAAAAGTTTGTGTGGTTGTAACTGTAGTTGTTCCATCCATGTCAACAGTTTCTTCAGCTAAATTATAAGAACCATCTAAACCTTGTATTTTTAAAGTTCTAGCACCTGTTCCCGCTACATCGTCATTAGCATCATCACTAACTACATCAACAGTAACTGCCGAAGACTGATAAGGATACTGTCCACCTGTTTCCCAAATAACTTCAAAAGAACCTGATCCAATTGAATTATTATATCCAAACTTATTTACTTTTGTGTAACCAGTAAAATCTCCTTTAGCTACAGAAAGATAAAAATCTATTTCAGCTGACGATGGAGTTGTTGCACCTGTTGTATTTACATTGTTACAAGACACTAACAATCCCCTCCACTATTTCCACCTTTGAACCAAGCATATCTTTCATTGTCTTCTTTTAAATCTTGTAAGTATGTAGAGTTTAATTGTTCTACTATACCTTGAATTGCTCTGTTAATTTGTTTTTGGTTAGATACATCATATTCTTTTTTAGGTTCTGGTAATCTTACATTAATTTTTGTCATTATCTTCTTCCATCTGGTTGTATATCTAATCTCATTGTTCCAAATCTCCAAGACTCAGAACTAGAATCATTTTCTATTTTTATATTAACAAATCTTCCTCTAGCTCTTGTATCTTTTTTATTTGTTGAAGTTGTAATTGTAAAAGGACTCAATGAAGTAACTGTATCAGATTGTTGTGGATATCTTTTTACAGCTAAAGTTACTTTTGCACTTCCTTGTAAATCTTTAAAGTCAGGTACAAATCTTCTAACCGCTAAAAATATTTCTCCTGCTGTTCCTTCCGCTTGTAAATCGAAGTCATAAGATTTAACAAAAGAAGTAACTGTTGTTGTACTACCGTCAGGATTTACTTGATCAGTTCCTACTTCATGTTCAAATAAAACTGTTTGACCTAAACCACTTTCTCCAACAATTACTGGGAAAGTTCCGGTATCTGAACTATTAAATTTAGTTGCAAAAGGTTTTGGATATACACTAGCATCAATCCAAGTTGTTCTAGCTTCGGTGCCAATATACCAAACACCTTCTGGTATTTGTTTTCCTGATCCTTCTCCATAATTATATATAACATATTGATCATTATATTCAGAATTAGTAGAAGGATAATACCAAGTTACTTCAGTAAATTGATTGTTTAATCCTGCATAAATTTGTTGACCTTTTGTAGTATCTGCTTGATCATAAACATAGTCTTCAACACTACAGGACATTGATTTAACTGTACCATCATACATAAAGAAACCATTATTTGACATCCAAAAAGCAACACCATCTATTTCAACAGCTGCATTTTTACCAATTAATCCACAGTTTGTACCTACTTGTTCAAAACCAAATGTAAAAGGTGAACCAACAAATTTCATTGTATACAATGCATTATCAGTCCAAATTAAAATAACTTCTTTAGCTTTTAATGAACCAATAATTTTAGTTCCATCTTGTAATCTTTGTGTACCTGCTGTGTTTATAGCAGTTGGAGCATATAAGTTAATATTTTCTTGATCTGAAAATCTTATAAACATATCATCTTGAGTAGATGTATCACCAATAGTTGTTTCAGTTCCTAAGTGAATCAAGTGTCTAGTTGTAGGTGAAACAAGTGTAACTCTACTTGCAGTTGGATTATTTGTGGTTTCAAATCCCGCTGTAGTCGTTGATGCTCTTGTTGTTAGCCTTGAAGCATCTCCTGAATTCCATGTAAATGTTTTACCATTTGCAATAGTTGCAATTAAAACTTGACCAAAATTACTTAAAGACCAAAGACCTGGTTCAAGTGATACATCGTTTGCAGACGAAGCATCTCCCCATCCACCTGTACCCCAAGTATCTGTTCCCCAACCATAACCATAAGATTGTGCAGCGGGTCCTACTTGTTCGTAAGGTTTCACATCAATACTTCCGCCTGTTGCAACTGTTCCTGTTGCAGCTGTGCTTTGTGTGATTGTAAATACCGTTGCAGATGTAATACCTGTTACTTGAAATAATTTATCTTCAAAATCAGAATCCGCATATCCAGTTCCTCCTGGTAAAGTTACATTATCAAGTAATACAATATCTCCTGTAGATAAATTGTGATTAGATCCTGTTGTAATAGAACAAATTGCTGAAGTATCTGTTGTTGCAATTGTTGCAGAACTTAAAGTAGCTTTTAATGGTGTGATGTCATAAAGCTGACCTTCAAAATAAATAAGTAAAAATTTATCTGTTCCAATAGCAACATATCTGTTTCCATCTAAATCAACAAACGCAAATTCACGTCTTGCAACACCTACAATTGTATCTGTAACTAATGATGCCCAACCACCAACTTTTTCTGGAAGTCCATATCTAAATCTTACATTATCAGAATCAACCCAACGCTGTTCTGCACCAGCTGTTGTATCTTGTTTGTCTATTCCGGGTAAGACTTTAAAATCAATTAGAGCCATCTGTTAGCTCCTATATGTTATCTTTATATGCCCAGCCTCTTGTTGCATTAACATAAACTAATGTAAATGCTGCTGTATTTACAGATATAATTAAATCAGCTGCTACACCTAAAATATTAGAACTGTTTCTACCGATTGTTAAATTATTAGATGCTAGGTTATTACCACTATCTATAAAATGTACTTCATCACCAACTGATGGTGATGCTGGTAAATTAATTGTAACGGGCGCACCAATACCACCTCCAGAAGTATCTACTAAAACTTGATCACCATTGACTGCTGTGTATGTTGCTCCTGGTGTAACATATCCTTTATTTCTAATACCTAAATTAATATTTGTGCCATCAGAATAAACTAAATTAGTTGAAGCTACTGGTAAAGTAACACCAGTTCCTGATACTGTTTTAACTGTTAAAGTAAAAAGAGAAGAAGATCTATCTGTTGCATCTTCTACTACAAAAACTCTTTCAGCAGAATCTGGCATAGTTACCGTTCTATTCGCTGTTAAAGTTCCGGTTAGTTTAAAATAAAAATTTTTACCATTTGATACTGCACCATTAGATAATGCTAACGCAACATCTGCTGATGCTACATCTACTGCAATATATCCTGAAACAGCTTGTTCTAATTGTTGTAAATTAGTATTAGTAATGGTACCCCAAGTACCTGATTTTTCACCAGTTGTAATTAGTTCTAATTTTAAATCACTCGAATACGTACTAGCCATTTATTCTCCTTATGGGTTATCTGGATCTATTGGAATCCAAATACCAGTTGCTCCTGGAATTATTGGGTTCCATGATATCACATCTACCGTGTCTGTTGCAAGGTTTATTTGATTACCATTTACAGGAACAGTTGTAACTAATCCAATAGTTGTATTACCTATTGCTACATTTACTTGAGTACCTGTCGGTTGAACAGTAATATTAACAATACCAACTCCGGCAAAAGGTGCTGCTGCAAATGTGGTTGCTCCAAAAAACATTATGAACCTCTACTCGTTTGAACGGGTACCCAAGTTTGACTTGCACCTGGTACAATTCCATCCCATTTTTTAACAT